TTCGGTTGTCATGCAACTGCGCCTTTCAATGTCAAAGACGTGAAGGAATCAGTGTTTGATTTCAATCGAGGAACCATCTACAGCAATCTTCAAAAATTTGTTGAATGGAAATATTTCGAACGTGTTGGGAAAAATCATTACAAGGCAACTCAATACGCAAAAGACATCCTGAATGTTAAAGGGGAGCTGAAAGCATGATCGAATTTGCAGATTACAACTCAATGATGAAGCTGCGTAGAGCGTACAACCTCGGTACTCGTAATGAAGAAACAAGAGCAGCAGCGAACCTATACGAGAAATTAAGAAAGCTGAAAATGCTAGACCAGCTTAAGCAGGAAGCCATTACTAAACGTTACAAGGAGGCGGTATGAGCAAGAAAAAGGAGCCAGTCATGAGTGAGTTTAAAGTTGGGGATTGGATAGTGCGTACAGACAAGCGCACTGAATCTATCTATCAAATTACAAGTATTCAAGAAGGCCTAATGCACTTTCAAAAAGAATGGTGAAGACTGGAGGCTTCATACAACCAAGGGTGAAATCGAACATGCAACACCAGAAGAAATAGCAGCAGGCCACCGCATTGATAAACCATCGAATCCGAGGGAATTAGAAACCCTAGACAAACCAGAAAACCACATTTCGCCTAATTGCAAAGTGGGGATGTTTGAGATGGATAAGTGTAGAGAAGATTTTCAAAAGGCCTTTCCGATCCCTGCACATTGGATTGAGTTTGATGAAAAAACAAATCGATATTATTGCCCATATGTTGCAGATGCCACGGCTTCTGCGTATCAGTCTCAGTGGGTTGTATGGCAGCACCAGCAAGCGAAAGTGGAGGAGCTGGAACAGGAATTAGAGTCTGAGAGAGCTGAGCAAATTAAGGGTTATTCAAAGATTTCTGATTTGCGGTTAGAACGTGAAGAGCTGCAAAAGCGGGTGGATCAACAGGGACTAATCATTGCAAAGGCTATGTCTATTGCATCAGACCTTCAAAAGAGCTGGTCAATGTTTGAGATTGGCAAGAAGTTAGAGCAAGCGCTCAAGGGGGAATAACAATGAATTTTGATAATGAAATGATTAAAGGTATTTCTCAAAGCGAGTTTGAAAAAGCTTTTGCAAAGCAGATGATGAAAGATCGAGTTTCTGATCAGATGCAAAAGGATATGGAAGCTCTGCAAAAACTTAATAGTGGCAATTATGTGATTGTGCCAAAAGAACCAACTCAAAGAATGCTAAACGCTGGTCATGTTGTAATGAATCCTGTCAAGGGTTCGGATGTGCATTCAGGTACAAATCAGAAGCGTCGTGAGTGCTACAAAGCAATGTTAAGGGCTTATCAGGAGTACGGTGACCAATGACCACATTCAAAGAGGCTCAAATCATCATTGGCATCGATCCTGACTTGGAAAAGTCGGGAGTTGCCATTCTAGGGAATGATCTTCAACTCAAAAATCTAACTTTTCCTGAAACTGTTGAGCTATTCAGAAATGAACAGGACAGCATCAAAAAGGTTGTGATCGAAGCAGGCTGGGAAAATAAGAAAGCAAACTTCAGAGTAGGTGGTGGTCACTCAAAACAAGTGAACGAGCAGATTGCTAGACGCGTTGGGATGAACCATGCAACAGGCATCTTGTTAGCAGAAATAGCACAGGCTTTAGGCTTAGCAGTCTTACTGGTGAAGCCTACTAAATCAAAACTCAATGCAGAGCAGTTTAACAAGATTACAGGTTGGCAATGGCGTACGAATCAAGAGCAGCGTGACGCAGGCATGTTGATCTGGGGAATGCAAGGGAAGAAGGTGGCGTGATGGTCTTTTACGAAGTTGGGACATATGAACAATATGAAGAAGGTTTTCATGCTTTCTTTCGCACTCGATATGAAGATAAAGCTGAACAAGTCAAAGCATGGGCA